CCTATCGTCATTCCTGAGCTAAATACGCACGAAGAAACGATGATAAAACGCGAAGAAACACCACCCGTCCAACCAGTTCAACCAGAAGAGCCCGTTGTGGAAGAACGTAGAATAATACCATTTAATAATGGTGATTTTAACGAAGATGACCCATTTCCACAATATATGACCAAAGCAGAAACAGAAGAAGTATTAGAAAATTGGTGGGCAAGAAGAAATGGTCTTACAAAATAATATTTAATAAGGGACTTGACTTTTTAACGTTTTGGTGTTATATTTCGTATATCTCTAACAAGGTTATATACATGCCACATAATGTTGGTTATTGTTGTATCAATCTTACGTTGCAAAAGACTCGCAAGCTGACCACCAATCGTGGTATGATTCAGCGCACGTTTCTACAGCGCGGTGTTAACTACGCATCCGAGTTGGCGTTACAGAACGCACGTGACCTTGTAGAGATTATTAAGTGGAACGCAGAGAACGGAATCAAGGTATTTCGTTTATCCTCTGACCTGTTCCCGTGGAATTCCAAATATAAACTTACTGACCTACCTGACTACGATAAGATTAGTCAGTATCTACTCGCTGCGGGTGCTATTGCATACAATACGGGTCAGCGTATCACCGCACATCCAGACCACTTTGTTAAGCTTGGGTCTGCCAAACCTGGTGTGGTAGATAATGCACTCCACGACCTTGAACATCACTCCGAGGTGTTCGACTTGATGGGGTTAGAAGCATCACACTATAACTGCCTCAATATCCACGTTGGTATGAACTATGCCGATGATACGATTGACCGATGGTTGGCAGCATTCGACCGACTCTCCGATAACTGCAAGAAGCGGTTGGTAGTAGAGAACGACGATAAGGCGTCGGCATTCTCTATTAATCAACTCTACAATCGTATCTACAAGCAGGTCAAGACCCCCTTGACGTTTGACTATTTCCACCATACATTTCATACAGATAACCTGTCCAGTCAAGACGCTGCATCACTCGCGGCATCTACGTGGGACACTAAACCACTATTCCATTATAGTGAGTCCAAGAACATCAACGAGAACGTAAGTGGTAATCCACGAGCACATGCTGATTATGTGTTTTCTCGTATTGATGACTATGGGCTTGATATTGACGTTGACTTAGAAGCTAAAGCAAAAGAACTTGCATTACTAAAGTATCGGAGTTTCGTATGATTTCATTTGCAATCACAACACATAACGAAGGTCAGTATATTCAAGAATTACTTGACCAACTCATTCCTCACTGCGAAAGAACAGGGGATGAGATTGTTGTGGTTGATGACCATTCGACAGATGTATTTACGTCCCAACTATTATATGGGTATGAAGAACAAGATAAAATCAAGTTGTATTCACACGCACTAAACAACGATTTCGCAGCACACAAGAATTATGTGAATTCGTTATGCGAAGGTGATTACATCTTCCAAGTTGATGCTGATGAAAAATTCCATAACAACCTCTTGACTTATCTACACGATATAGTGTATAATAATACGAACGTAGATTTGTTCCTAATCCCACGGGTGAATGTCGTAAGCGGTTTGACTGACGACGATGTGAGTAGATGGGGTTGGGTCATAGATGAAAAGGGTTGGGTAATGTTTCCAGATTATCAAACCAGATTGTATAAAAATGTAGACCGTATTAGATGGGAAGGTAAAGTGCATGAACGGATTGTAGGATATCAAACGCACGCACCACTACCAGCAGAAGAAGAATGGAGTTTGTATCATATCAAGGACATCAAGAGACAGCGGGAGCAAAACGCATATTATGACACAATTACACGGTAAGCAAGCACTCACGTATGATGATATCCAGTTGATACCTGCGTTTTCGAGTATCGAATCACGTAGCACAATTGACCTATCTACACAATTAACAACTAATTATAGGATCAACGTTCCTCTTATTGCATCCCCGATGGATACGGTATGTGATGGTGAAATGGCAATCGCAATGGCAGAACTTGGTGGAGTAGGATGTATTCACCGATTTAATACAATAGAAGAACAAGTGTTGGAAGTCAAAAAAGTAAGAACTGCGGTGCAAGACGCGGTAGTAATGGCAGCAGTTGGTGCAAATGGTGATTACTTGGAACGAGCACGAGAGTTGGTCAAAGCAGGTGCGAATATTATTTTAATTGATGTCGCACACGGATATCATCAGTTTGTGATGGATGCAATTCGTAATTTAAAGAATCTTCTTCCATTAAATGTTGATGTTATCGCAGGAAATGTTGCAACGGGTGACGCTGCATATAATCTGCAATCGGCGGGAGCAGATGCCATTCGTGTCGGTATCGGTGGTGGGTCACTCTGCACTACTCGTATCAAGACGGGATTTGGTGTTCCCAACGTGACCTCACTCCAAGATTGTGCAGGTAGTGTAAGTGTCCCTATTATTGCATGTGGTGGTATTCGGTCAAGTGGTGATATTGCAAAGGCGTTGGGAGTTGGAGCAAACTCAGTAATCCTTGGGTCACTTATCGCAGGAACAAAAGAAGCGCCTGGAGCAATTATTGAGAAGCAGAATGGGTTGTATAAGCGGTATCGTGGAGCCGCATCGTTGGAAACGAAGAGTATTCACGGTCAAGCAAAGAGAAATGTGGAAGGAGAATCTACAGTTGTTCCGTTTAAGGGTGGTGTAAAGTTCATTATAGAAGGTTTGTTAGATGGTGTAAGGTCGGCGTTGTCTTATGCAGGAGCAAACAATCTCGGTGAATATTTCCCAGAATATGTTGTCGTGACCCAAGCAGGAGTAAATGAGGCACGACCGCATCTTCTCTAAACAGGAGGATAGTATGAAAAAATTAATAACCGTTCTCAGTATATTAACGGTTCTCGTAATGTTAAAGATTAATGAAGTCTATATACCGAATCGTATTGTTCGGTCAGAACCAACAGAGTTAGAAAAGTTTCTTGACCATATGGCAGAACGTGAGAGTGATAACACTCCGCATGTGGTCAATCGTTTTGGTATGATGGGGAAGTACCAGTTTCATCCCAACACGGTTAAAGTTCTTGGGTTTCGAGTCACAAGAAACCAGTTCCTATCCAACCCAGAACTCCAAGACTCTGTAATGGTAGCTTATTTACGGTCAAACAATAAAGAACTAAACACACTAATCACTAAATACGAAAATAAGAAGTTCAAGGGTGTGAAAGTTACACGGTCTGGTGTATTGGCAGCGGCACATTTAGCAGGTTCGGCAAATGTGAAGCTCTTTTTCCAAAACGATGATAGGAATGGACGAACGGATGCAAACGGCACGAGTATTCGTGAGTATATGCAAACATTCTCAATCTATAACTTACAGAAGATATGATAGTATTATTCATCATCAGTATTTTAGCTAATGGAGCCCTCGGTTACGCATGTTGGAATATGTTGCGTAAGAACGAGCTTATGGAAGATGCCATAGATATCTTTTACACCCGTTTAGATAGAACATTAAAAACTATGCGGGCTATTGACTCACGAGAAATGTTTGAGAAAGACGATGAAGTAGGGTCTGTTTTCAATCAAATAGTGGATACGGTCAACGATTTACGCCCGCTTTTATATGGGAGTAATACGGAAGATGGGGAGAAAGAAAACGAAGCTCGGTAAAGTCTACTTTACACAAGAAACAGAAGATGCAATCATTAAGTACAACCTAAGTGACGACCCAGAAGAACGAGAAGATCTGTATCGGGAGTACATTTGGGCACCATTCGATAAATTAGCAGAAAACGTAATTAACAGATTCAAGTTCCCTTATATGGAAGGCTCCTTTGATGACGTAAAATCAGAGGTGATTTCCTTTTTGGTTATTAATCTACATAAATTTGCTGCTGGAAAAGGAAAAGCATTCTCCTATTTCAGTGTGATTGCAAAAAATTATCTTATATTACATAACAACAATGCATATAAGGAAGAAAAACGATCGGTGTATCTTGGAGATAAGACTGATGAAACGTTTGCTCTAGAAGAAATCCTTGTATCAGAACCAGAAGAGCAAGAAATCAAGAGTGATATGCGTGATTTCACTCAACTTTTAGTTCAATACTGGGATTTCAATACCACCAAGATTTTTAAGAAGAAACGGGACATAGAAATCGCTAATGCTGTGGTCGAACTTCTCCGTAGAGTTGACAACATCGACAATTTTAATAAAAAAGCACTCTACTTGATGATTAGAGAGATGACAAACCATAAAACATCCCACATCACCAAGGTTATCAATAAGATGCGGGGACACGTTTTGGTTCAAATGAACGAATTTAGGCGAACAGGACATATTTCCGACCCATCTGCGTATTTTACATATAAAAAATAGCCTCTAACTATTTATATTGTAGTAACTTGGAGGTTATAATGAGTTTAGACAAGGAAATATTTGACGGAAAGACACTTTCAGACCTCTTTTCGGAAATCTACAAGAACACAGATTCTAAAAGGCAACAAATCAACCAATATGTTGCAAGTATGGTGAAACTTATTCGTACACCAGAAGATGCAGCAATTATTGGTCCTGTTATCAAGGACTTTATCGAGGTGAACGTCAAAAACGACGAACACCTCGTTCGTGTTGCCCAAATCGCACAACGTATCGTTGGGGCTGTATCAAAGGGTGAGTCAATTGATGGTCTATTATCCGAAGCTGAAAAGCAAGCACTCTTGGGTGATTTAAAAATGGAAGTAGAAAAGTTGGAAGATGAAGGGAAAGAAATAGAAGAAGATATTTTTGCAATCTCAAAAAGAGTCAAGTAATGCCAGGTTCGGGATTTAGAACATCTGTCAGTAATAAGGCAGCAACGTTGTTACCTGGAGGCCCAGGTTCACAACCGATGCCTACTACAGATTTCTTTATCTATGAAGCTGCGCAAGTAGAAGAAATTGTAACAAACGAAGCTAGTAATTTATCCGCAAACAACACAAGCGCCACAGCTAACACAGGAAGAGCAAAGGTAAGATTTATAAACACTGGTAAAGGTGTTAATAGTAGCGAACTTCCTTGGGCTGACCCACTATTACCACACCAAACAATGTATCCTTTGGTTGGTGAATATGTCTTAGTATTCAAAATGTTAGGTACATATTGGTATATTGGACCAATTAATACTAAACGACAAATTACAGAAAACGCACATCCATTATTGGGAGTCGTAGCAAGTCAGCCAGCAAATAATTTATTTAAAAATCAAAGAAAAACCGCGTTAGGAGTATTGACACAAGCACAACCAAATATAAACAGAGTTGGTACAACCTTCAAAAAACAAAATGTCAATCCATTAAAATCATTTGAAGGTGATATTATCTATCAAGGACGATACGGACAATCTATTCGTTTTGGTAGTAGTCAGATGGTTGGGTCATCGCTGGGTGAGCAATTTCCAAATATAATTTTGCGAGCAGGACAAGGACCAGACACAGCAAAAACAGCAGATGATAGAGGTGAATCATCGTTAACAAACGAATCAATCAATCAAGATGCAAGTTCAATTTATATTGTCTCGAAACAAATTTTGGGATTAGTACCAGCGACATATGGAACCAATATTCATCTTAGCTCTTTATTAGAAAAACCACTTGCATTTGATGGTGCATCTATATTATTGAATTCTGATAGAGTAATACTTAATTCTAAAGCAACATCAATTTTCATGTTTGCAAGAAAAGGCATCCATCTTAATTCTTTAGAAGATGGAATCACGTTAGATACAGCTGGTCCCGTATCTATAAAAACACCAAACAACATATCCATATTTGGTGAAAAAACTGTAGATATCACAAGTAAAGAAGATGGATTGTTCGTTGCTAGACGAGATGTTAATATCAGTGGTGATAGAAATATTACCATTTATGGCAATGAAATTTTCTTAGGTGGTAGAAGCTCACAAGCATCACCTATCGCTATGGCAAAACCGTTGAAAATGTTTATGTTGGAATTGTTAAGAACTTTGATGTCAACTTCACCGCTAACAATCGGACCATCAGGATTAATAAATCCTGCACTGGTAGCAAGATTGCTAATAGTATATTCAAAGTATATGGTATTTCCAGATCCATTTAATCCATTATGGGCGTCTAACGACAACTTTGTAATGAAAACTAATGAACAAACAATGAGTGGTCCAACATACTTACCAAGAAATCAATCATTCAAGCAGGTATCTGGATTGGGAACTCGTGGTTCGGCTGATGCGGTTACATTCGCTAGAAATGAAATAGATAACGCTGGATTACAACAAGCACGTAAATTATTTGACAATGAACTGGTAGCAAAGTTATAATATGTCATTTTTTAAAGAAGAATATTTTCAAATATATATACGAAATGCCACCAATTCACCAAGTGGTAATGTATCAACCATTGCGCAAATTCCACAAGATGTCCCGTTAGAAACATTAATTGCTCTAACAACATACAAACCACAAGTTGCGCAAGGAATACGAGCAATACAACAACCACAAACAATTGCGACCATAAGTGCAGCATCAGCATTACGACTTCAACAAACAGGATTATTTACAAATAATTTACAAAATTTTAGACCTTCTGTTTCTGGTAGAGCTATTCAACGTAGACGAGGTGACGGTCAACGTATACCATTAAATCCAAGAGAACGGATATTACGTGGACTAGACCCAAGAACAAGACAATTAGTTCAAGACCTTGAAGATTTACGTATACTACGACAACTGCAAGATAGATTACAACAGCAAACAGATAGATTAGAGCAACAAATTAACAAATACACATCTATATTTAATGCGTTGGTAAATGCACCTGATGCATTAGTTTCTGCTGGTCTTACATTTCTAATCAATAAAATAGACCAACTAGAACAACTATACAATGCAGCAAAAGCTGTGTATGAATTGGTCAAACGAGCCTATCAAAATACCAGAAAAGCAATTATCAAAGCTTTGTTTAAAGACATTCCACGATTTAGAGATAGAGTAAGAAAATCACTTAATGTTTTACGAAGAATTTTAAAATTACGTGAAATTCCTCGTATTTTACGTTTTCCAAAATTTCCAAAACGTCCAAGAATCAATTTTACAATTGGTGATTTTTACGCAAAGTATAAACTAGCGTTGGGTAATTTACGAATTAAAAATAGTTTAGCATACGATAGAGCATACGCTACAGCATTACAACAATCAGGTTTTGAAATTGTAGATCCTAACAAAGACAAAATTCAACGTGGATTAGCAAAAGCAAGAAATTCATTACGTCAAGTACGAGCAGAATTTCAAGTTAAACAAGCTATACGAACCGCTGCTGTTGAAAATGTAAGAGCAAAACTTATTGATAATGTCAGACATGTTAATAGAACCGTTGAACGTGAACGTCAAAATATATTAAAGCAATATCAAAATGCAAAAACAGCAGGAGAACTTGCAAGACAACAAGTTGGTAGTCGTAAAGCATATCTTTCCACAACAGAAGCCTCACAACTATTACAATCAAGTAGAGTTGATGCGTCGATTAAAAATATATACGGAGATTTACCAACAGGAACAATTACTCCAGATGGAAGAACAGTTTATACTGACAGAACCAATAACAGAGTATATGTCTTACAAACTGCACGTGATAGAATCAATGAGTTGGCAAACAGAACCACAGCAAGAGCAACAGCAAATCTTGGTGAAATAGCATCTGCAGCAAATACAATTAATAATTTGACCACATCATACGGAGCACTTGTTGGTGGATTAAATAATAATGTAATTAAAACAGAAGTGTTGCGTAATATTGCCCAAGAAGCACAAACAGTGAATCAAATTACGCAACAAGCTCAGCAAACACCACCAGAAATTTCATCGTTATCTACAGGAACACAACAACAAGAAATAGCTGTTAATGAACAAACAAAAACCATTACTACTGTCTCACGTAGATTACGTCCTAACGATGCGTTAAATGAAGCAGAACTGTTGAATAGACAACGAGCACAGCAAGTTGGATATAGTGTAGCATTAACCACGGAAGGAACACAACCAATACCAAAACGTATTAATGGTCAAACTGTATTTGAAGCAAGACTTACTATTACCTATGCATCGCAATCGTTGGAAGGTAGAATAACACAAGTTGGTGTTGGACAAGGACGGGGCTCTACCGTTATTGCACGTGGTGACTTTGGGCAACCAATAATACTACCACAATTAACACCATCGCAACTACAAGTATCACCTATAGTTGAAACACAAGTAGCAGAAACAACGTTTATTAGAGCTAGCGCAACAGCTACACCACCACGAACAACAGCACCAAGAACTAGAGTTACAGGTAGTAACGTACCACCAATTGCAACACCAGGATTTGATATAGACGAATCACAGTCAATATTCGGAACACCACGTAAATTGTCTGTATTTGAAATAGAAGCTTTAACTAGAAGATTGGAAAATCCAGATATTTCCGACCAAGAAAAAGCAAGAATAAGACAATTACTTGGAATAGCACAACAAATTCCATCAGATTTAGAATTACCAAAAGATCCGCAATTAGAGTTCTCACAAGAAGCTACTAGACCAAATCTTTCTGTAACAACAGCGGGAAACAGAGCAAGACTTACGTTTAACGCAGGTAGAGTTTCTAATATTGAATATAGTATTGATAACGGTAGAACGTGGACTATATTGAATCCACCATCGAGAGCAGGTGATGTTGTAATTGATAATTTAGACAATGGAGTGTATGCGGCTAGAGTACGAGGTATACGAGCCGATGGTACGAGAACCTCTCCATCACAACCACAAGCAGTAATTATTCGGGCAAGCCAACCAATCATACGAAGAACAGAACCTTTCAGTTCAACTAGTTACAATATTATATTTGATGATGTGGTCACACCGAATGACATAAAAAATTATCAATTTACGACTCGTGGTGATAACACTGGATGGACCGATGCATTACCAGCAGCGGGTAGAGGAGCAGCAGTAAGTTCTCCAATTTCCATATTTGGTTTGGAAGTCGATAGAACTTATACAGTTAGAATACGTGCATTATATAGAGATGGAACGGTGGGTAACGTATCCAATCAAGCTACAATAACTACCTTTAAAACTCGTAGTGAAGGTGGCGGATTTATCGCATAAAAACGGTCTAAATCGTTCTAAATCATATATTTTTGATATTTAAATAGAGGGGCTAAAACGGTTATTTTTTATCAGGAGAGACAAATGGACAAAACATTACTAAAAGCATACATCAGAACCATTGTGGAAGAAGAAGTCAATAGAATTCTTCCAGAACTATTGGGTGAAGCTGTATCTCAAATCAAAGGAACACAACAAGTTAATGAAACTGTTGCTACTCCAACCAAATCAAAGATTGACCGTACAAGATTGGCAGCGTTGATGGGATTGGAACGTCATGGAGATACCATTACAGCAACCACAAAAAATATGGTGCTTCCAGAAAATATACCGCAAGGTGTTGATTTAAATAATCCATCTGTAAAACCAGCAGTCGAGGCAATAACTAAAGACTACAGTGCATTAATGAAAAAGATGGGACTAGTAAAGTAACATGTCAACAACTACCTATCTAGGTCAAATACTCCCACTAAACAGAGGTACTCGTGGATATTTTCAATCCACTACGAGTGCTTTAGAAAATGAAAAGTCAAAATTAATCAATTTAATATTGACAAAAAAAGGAGAACGTGTGTCAAATCCAGATTTTGGATGTGACTTGTGGAGATTATTATTTGAACAAAAGGATGGGGAATTGCAAGATTTGGCACAACAGTATGTAATCGAAGCCGTACAACGATTCATGCCATATCTATCACTTCAAAGTATAGAAATTACGAACATTTTGACGTTTTTAAATGACAATAGTATAAATTTATATGTGAAATATGGATTTACAAATAATCCACTCGTCTCAGATGAAATTCAATTACAATTGAATACTACTGTTGGTGGTGGGTTGGTAGTTTCTGGTAGAACAACAAGCAGACAACAATTACCAACAGATACGTTTAGACAGGGATAACAAATGGCTACAACCAATAACGTACTAAACAAACTAAGTGTAACACCAAAGGAAGTTAGTTACCTCAATAAGTCATTTGTTGACTTCAAAGGTGATTTAATTACTTTTATTAAAAATTACTATCCTACAACCTGGACCGATTTTAACGAAGCAAATCCAGGTATGATTATGTTAGAATTAGCAGCATATGTTGGTGATGTACTATCTTTTTACGTAGATAACTCTTTTAAAGAAAATTTACTAGCATATGCAGAACAAGAAGGTAATATTATTACTATTGCACAAGCAATGGGATATAAACCAAAAACAATAATTCCGGCAACAGCAGAGGTATTAATTTCACAAGTAGTTCCTGCTCTTGGTGCAGAAGATGGATACATTCCTGATGCAAATTTTTTCTTGAAAATAGATAGAAATTCAACAATGTCAACATTAGCACCAAACGTAGTAACATTTAGAACAACAGAAATTGTAGATTTTGCAGACCCAACTGACAGAATTATTGCACCAAGACAATTGGATTCTGTAACTTTGTTACCTTTAACTTATTTGGTTACTAAAAAAGTTAAAGTAATTGCGGGTGACATTCGACAAGAAACATTTACATTTGGTGACCCAGAAAAGTTTTCTACTATTACTGTCGGTGATACAAACATAACATCTATTAGCGAAGTCGTGGATGCAGACGGGTATAGATGGCATGAAGTAGAATATTTAGCACAAGATACTATTATTGACGACAAAGAAGTATCATACACAGCAGCGGTTAGTGAATCGGTCAGCCCATCATACGCAATGAAGTTTAGAACTGTTCCACGAAGATTTGTAACCCGATTAACACCAGATAAAAGAACACAGTTAATATTTGGTTCTGGTCGAGGTAATGCATCGGAAGATATTGTATATCTTGATTCACAACAAGTAGCAAATTCAGAATATGGAACACAATTAGCAAGTGTATCATTAAGTAATACTGACTTGTTAAATACCGATAATTTTGGTTTAGCACCAGCAAATACAACTATTACAGTTACTTATTTTACAGGTGGTGGAGTTGGTAGTAATGTAGCATCGGGAACAATTGTACAAACCGGACAGTTAAATATTTTAAATAGAACAACAGAATTTAATCAAACAGAACTTGATTTATTTAACGATATAGTAAATACAGTAACAGTATTTAACGAAATGCCAGCCACAGGTGGGCAAGATGGAGAAAGTGTAGAAGAAATTCGTCAACGTGCATTAGCAAGTTACAGTGCACAAAATCGTATAGTAACTCGTAGAGATTACGAAGCAAGAACTTTAGCAATGCCAGCACAATTTGGTGCCGTAGCAAAAGTGTTTGCAATTTCCGATAGCCTACAAAGTAAAATTCAAGAAGAAGCTTCACCAGAACAACAAGACGCTAGTATTCGACAATATGTTGAAAATAATCCAAAACCAAATGCAATTAATTTGTATGTTTTAGGATACAACGAAAACAAGAAAATTGCTACACTAAACAGTTTGGTTAAATCAAACCTTCAACAATATCTGTCACAATATAGAATGCTCACAGACCAAGTAAATATTCTTGATGCATTTGTTGTTAATATCGGTGTGAATTTTGATATAACAGTATTCAAAAACTATAATATGGCAGACGTTATAGCCGTATGCCTTGGTGCTATTAACGATTACTTTGACATTGATAAGTGGAACATTAACCAACCAATTCGTTTAGGTGACTTGTCGTTGTTATTAAACGCACAAGATGGTGTTCAAAGCGTAAATAATATTGAAATAGTTAATAAATATTTCTTTAAAGATGGCAGAGATTATCAACCATATCGTTATGACATCGCAGAAGCAACCGTTGATGGTGTCGTATATCCATCACTTGACCCGTGTATCTTCGAGATTAGATACCCAGAAGATGATATCGTAGGAAGTGCAAGACAATGAGATTATTCCTAACCGCCTCCGCAGACACAACTATCTATAAGAGATATCCGTTAATTAATACTGGACTGGACGAAATTATAGAAGTTGGTAAAGTAGCAAAACCAGAAGATTTGGATATCGCGTATAGCGCCAGTGCTGCACGTGCATTAGTAGATTTTGCATTACCAACAAGTGGGTCAATTCCAGATACGGCATCATTTTATCTTAATTTAAAGATAGCAAATGCAGAAAAAATGCCATATTCACAACAACTAGAAATATATGAAATTTCTGGTTCTTGGGTAGAAGGTAGTGGATATTTTGTTCAACAAAATGTAAATCCTCGTGATGGTGCAACGTGGAGTGGTAGTAATGCAGCAGCGGGTGTATCGTGGAGTATATTGGGTGGTGATTATTATGCATCACCATCAACAAGTGTTGTATTAAACGAATATCCAATGCAAGATTTACGTGTTGATGTATCAAACATTATGCAAGATGTGTTGTTCAATAATAGAGACTTTAAAGGATTTATAGTTAAGTTTTCATCCGCATCGGAAGCAGATTATGTAAATAAAGGAAATATTAAATTCTTTTCAAAACAAACACATACCGTTCACGCACCAATTTTGGAAGCTGTTTGGGATACATCTACGTTCTCAACTGGATCATTGAAACCAATTCCAAGTACATATGACATTGAAGTAGTTCCGAAAAATCCAAAGGAAACATATATTCGTGGATCAAAAGAAAAAATTCGTTTTATAGTACGTGATAAGTATCCACGTAAAAATTTTGACGCTACGTTACGTTATGCAAGTAGATATTATCTACCGACCTCATCGTATTTTGGTATCGTAGATAAACAAGCAGGAACAACTGTATCACCAATTGATGAATTTGCAAAGTTGAGTTGCGATGCAACGGGGTCGTTCTTTGTATTAGATACGGCTGACCTATACAAAAACAGATACTATTCTGTCAATCTAGAAATCAATAATGGTAGCTCCGACACCAACATAATACCAGAAGTATTTACATTCTTGGTGAAGTAAGATGACGTTTGACGATTTATTAAAAACGTTCAAGGTACAACCTGACTTGAATAGGGAGTTTTGGACACCAGAAAATAAACTGAATTCAAAACTTCGGGTAGCTCTTATGAAGATTGCAAAAGAGTTTTACGACACTATTGAGTTGAAAAACAAACCAAAGGTCAAAGATATAGTTTTTACGGGAAGTTTAGCAAACTACAACTACTCAGATTACTCAGACATTGACCTCCATTTATTGTTTGACTTTGGTAAAGACAAAGAAGTATTATCACAATTTTTCTTGTTAGCAAAATCAAAGTGGAACGATAAACATGACATCACGATTAAAGGGTACGATGTAGAAGTATACGCAGAAGATGAAAGTTCACCACACGTAGCAACGGGTTTATATAGTGTATTAAAAGATAAATGGATTAAAGAACCAAAAAAAGACGCACCAGTATATGATGAACAAGACGTAATGACCAAGGTACGATATTTTGTTGGTATGTTTGACCAATTGGTAAATCAATACAAGGCTGGTCAATTGGATGGTCTTGATAAAAAAATAGAAAAATTTAAAGACAAGTTGGGTAAGTTTAGACAATCTGGATTAGAAAAAGGTGGAGAGTTTTCCACTGAAAATCTTGCTTTTAAGTTATTAAGACGAGCAGGATATATGGAAAAGTTGGCAAACTTACAAAATATGACGATGGACAAACAACTCTCAGTTGTGGAAGTAAAGTAATATGGCATTGTTAAATGTAATAGACAAAACAATAGTAGAGGTTTCTGATTTTACTACGGGTTCATCAGATTTGGTACTAAATATACCACTGGCATCTGGTGAAATTGTTCAATTTACTGCCGAAACACAATTTTTTACACCAAGACAAATTGCAACAAGTCGATCAGATGTACTGGGATTACCAAGCCAAAGTGTTGTAGAATACACTGCAAATAATGTACCTGTAGTTAAATTACCTATAGGTGCGGTTGATATTACAACACCGCAACTATATCCAATTTCTACGGTTAGTGACGTATATCGAGAAATACCAATAGATAATTTTTTTCAAGAACTTACTGATGATTTAGAAGTACCTGACGAAGATGTAGCAGATTTACAAGCACAACGCGATGCAGCAATGCAAGCAGCATTGGCATTGGATGATTTGGCAGCTGCATCCGATAGTGGCGATCCAGCAGCAATTGAAGAAGCAAATCAAGCTATCGATGAAGGATTAGCATCGGCAATTATAGACCAAGAACCTGACCCTGCATCAGTATTATCACAGGACGAAGCAGACGAATTAGGTGCATTGGATTTAATAGGATTAACCGATGATATCGGAACTACAGACGCAGCAGAGGATATCATAGATCCTGTACCTGAAGTATTAGAAGAAGATTTAATTCAAAAACTACCATTATTACCTGGTAATAAAAAGGTAAGAGGTATTGATACTATCAATAAAGCAATCGGCCTTCTTAACGATGGTATTCAAGCTGTGGAAGAATCATCACAATCTGGTGTTGATGAAGATGGCAATTGTAAATTTATTACCGTAGCAAAAGGTAAGAAAGGATTTTTGGGAATTGGTAAGAGAAAAGAACGAAAAGTGTCACGTGCAGACACACAAAAGAAACTTGATTTAGTAAAGCAAGATATTGAAGCACAACGAGCAAGTACCAACACAATTATTGCAACAAAAAGTGGTATCACAACACATATTCCAATTGTAAAATCAACAGCATTTGGTAGATTAACTGGTGGATTATTTAAAGCTGGTTTCTTAGGAGCTATTGCTGGAATAGCATTGGCACCTGTAACTGGTGGTGCATCACTTGCGGCAGCAGCTACTGCTATAGGAGGTGGTGCGGCAGCTACTGGTATTGCTGCGGGAGTGGTCGGTACATTAGCTGGAGCAAGAACCACTGTACCAAAGGGTCGTAAACCGATGACAAAAGCACAAGCACTCAAAGTTCTTGAAGAAACGTCGAAGCAATTACAAAAAATATTAGACAAACCGTGTGATTAACAATGGCAAATCAAGAAAATTACGTCCAACAAATTCCAGGTAATCCACAAGCATTTTCTGTTTCACGCATAGCGGAATCAGAAAATGATACAGATATTATTCAAGGTAGAATACCAGGACAGTTTGGATTCAATTCTGATGATAACATTGAAATGCATTTCTATGACACAGCTAATAGATTGGTGGGTTCTGTAGTAATACCTGTTAGTACAGGAATAATATCTGCAAGAACTATACTATTATCAGATGGAACCAAAGACGAAAAAGTAATTATTGATATGACCAGAGTTCAAAAAGAACTTGGTTTGTTGGTTCCACCAGGAACATATTCTGTAAGTTTAAATTTGTTTTCTAATGAAATTGGTTCATATACTAATCCTAAAATGATTATTGAAGAAGTTTCACCTTCAAGAACAGAACTACGATTGGGGTTCACCACAGCATTTACACAAACAGAACAAAATGAATTATTTGAATTTACGGAACCTTCTGTTCCAAGAGTAGTAGCTGCAGGATTAGTTGCTGGAACAGTAGGAGTGGATGCGGGAGATATTGTAAATATTAATGATACGGCAGCTGGTCAAATACAAGTACAACAATTTATAGATGCTGTATTAAATGAGCTACAAGTGAGACAACCAGATTTATTTTTTACTTTATCTGATTTAGAACCAGACGCACCAGAAAATCTTAGTTTAACTATAGAATATTTATCTAGTGCTATTTATGAAGAATTTGTATCGTTGTTGGAAGTAACAAAAAATACAAAACAGTTTGACAGACTACAAGAAAGTGAAATGTCAGTATTGATTGAACGTGCAGTCGATAACGTATTGATTAACAACAATATCAATCTGTTCACACAAAGTACAGTTAGATATATTTGAGGTAATATATGGCTAATGCAGCAGACTATCTAAGATTAGATACAACACAACTTTTGGCAACATATAAATTACGAACTCGTAGTATTAATGCTCGTAGTTTTGTTGCAACTAATACGGCACCAAATTACAGACTATCTGTAACAATCACATCTACAATAAATTCTGTGTTAATAACACCAGCTGTATTTACTCTTGAACCAAATGCATCGGTAACAGTTACGGTTGAATATGATACGGCTGAATTAGAACTATTATCTGCCGGAACACTTGAAGGTGCATTAAATATGTCTGTTTCTGCGGCACCAATTGTAGTTCCTGAAATTCCAACAGCACCGGTACTTCCACCATTACCAGAAGCACCTCGTCAAATTATATCAAGAATACAAATTACACCATCCAATTTTACATTTTCTGAAGTTGGAGAAACAAATCAATATACTGCAATATTATATGTTGATGATGTAGCAACACCAGCAACATTTGAATGGTCATTAGAAAATGATAGAGCAGAAGCATTTAAAATTGATACCACCACAGGTATTGTTAAAGCATTAAAAAATAGTGTAAATAAAGCAACTGTATCTGCTCGTGTATTAACACCAACGCAGTATTCAAACACTCGTGGTATTGCAAATGTTTCTACGAATATTCCAATTATTGTAGAAGCAGGTGCACAACAACCTGTGGTCACAACGGGTAACCTAACAGTTGTAGTAAATGGCACACCAGCAAACGTAACAATTTCGGGTATCAATCAAACAATAACACGAACCACAACATTTAATAATATTCCGGCAGGAACATATACTGTTACACCAAATGTTGTAACTGTTGGTAATATAAACTTTAATCCAAGTGGTGGTGGTGAAATATATGTTGGTCCTGGAACAAGTAATCAAATTGCCGTATCATATACACGACAAGACCCACCAAACAACTACTCAATTCAAATTCTAAGATTACTTGACGAACGAGGCAATCAAATAACAGCCGAACGAACACTTAGAACAGGTAAACGATTTACTGTTGTTGCACAAACATATCAAAACGGACAACCTGCTGGATTGGGTGCAGTTAGATTTGTTGCAAATGGTACAACGGAAGGTGTTCAAGAAATACAGACAAATACACTAGGTGAAGCAACGGCAATATTTACTGTATCAGAACCAGGTACAATTACTATAAGTGCAATAAATAACACCGCTGGTTCAGTAACAGGAAATATATCATCAATTCGCACTGCAAACTATTCTATTAGAATCACATCACCAACCACATTACTTGTAGGACAATGCACGCCAGTAACAGCAGTGGTAATACGTGATGGTGTTGAAACAAATATTCCTGTAGAACTTGAATTGGGTGGAACCGCTGGTAGAATTAGTTCTGATCCATGCGGAGTCACACAACCAGCACCAGCAATCGGTGGTGGTGGAAGAATTATTGATACTGGAGTTAATGCTGGTTCATCAACAGTAAATGGATTTGGTGGAGCTACTAGTGGTGGTGGTTTCAATCAAGTAGCATTTATTGACCAAGGAATAAACGCAATTTAATAATAGGGATTTTATATGGCAACTACTAGATATGTTACCGGAGATACCAGTGGAGTCGTGGCTGTTGTTGCACGAGCTGTAGATCCTGATGGTAACGTAATAAATGAACAATACACCATCACTATCAATCCATTACCACAGGTACCTAGATGTTATACAAGTGTTTTGGCGTTAAGCACAACACAAGATAGTATAGAATCCGCGTGTTCGCAATTTGGTGTTGCAAACACATATTATTTAGGTAACCCAAGAAATACAGTATATTCAACTGATAGTTGTTCAAATATAGCACCAGACGGGTTTTATAAAACAGAAGATGGTAATTGGGTTAATCTTAGTGGTGGTGTTATTAGACAACGTGGTGCATGTAGTCAAGTGGCAGTTGAGGGACCAAGAAGAATTGACACCGGTATTGATGCAGTAAGAGCAACATTACAAGAAGCACAAACTCAATTACCAATACCAACTCGTTCACAAATTGAAACTGTACGAGAACGTTTTGTAGAACAACCTACTTTCACACCACCATCACCTTCAACAAGACCACCAAAACCAGCTGCTACTCCTGAACAAGTACTAACAAGAGTACAACAAGTGATTCCACAAGTTCCAGAACAACAACCAGTTTTGACACAAACACAAACATTTGTGGATTTAAACGCAATACAAACACAATTGACAAATGCTTTATCAAGTACACCAACAAACACATTTATAAATGTCCCACCAACATTTACCCGCGCACAAAGACAAGCACCACAACCTGTATTTGGATGTACCGACCCATCAGCTATAAATTATAATCCAGCTGCAACAACAGATGATGGTTCGTGTCAATATCAAGCAGTTGGTGAAAATAATTTTGGTTTTGATAACAACGGCCAATTTTAAAATAAACTATGGCACTTAATTCTAGTATTAAATCACTACGACTCATAGTTGCAGTATATGACGCAGATATAAATCCAGGTGAACGTTCATTATCACTTGGACTAGAAATTCAACCATACGAACCAGTATCGGTTGGACTTCGTGATGCGTTGGTATCGGTATTAAATAGAGAAGTTAATTCTAGAGTTAGTACGTACATTGACAAAGATAGATTCTTAAAAACTTTACTTAATTTTGGTGAAGATACTCAACGTATTATTACCAACTGGAAATTAGATCCAAACGATAATACAAAATTATTGGTCAAATTATTATCACCACTTGATTTTAATTTAGACGTAGGCAATAGAGTATTTATTGGTCGTGAAGTAGCTAATACTGTAACCGACACCATAAAATTAGAACTTATCCCACAACCAGATACATCTTTGTGGTTACGACCAAAAAACACAGAAGTTAAGAGTTTGATTTTCGATACCGAACTATTGAACATTTATGGTAGTAGAGTAGCTAACCAAACACTATCTAGTATTGGAATCAATGTTACTGGTTCGCAAGATCAATATGGTGGATATACATTTGAAAATGATATTTTACGTAAATGGTTTACCGATGATTATAAATCTGTAGAACTTAATGTAGATTATACAGATTACGCTAACTTTATAACATACGGTTCAGCAAAGTTACGTTTAGATGCATTCGTACAAAAAATCACAAAGATTGTAGAATTAGAAGGTAAATCAAGATTCTACAACACTGGAAATTCTGGTTCAATATTTGGTTTGTTTGAAACACTTATTTCTACACCAACTACTATTTTTTCAAGTACAACTTTAGCAAGCCCTGTTACAATAACGGAATCAGGATCTTTGTTAGTAACAACGGGTTCAACACTAACAATCTTTGAAGTTCCAGCATTACCATCGGCAGCGCTGTATATGGTTGAGGGTGCAAAAACTGCATCACTTGAAATTGAAAATATTATTCGTAGTTTTGACGGATATGAAAGATATTTGTTCTACCAATCAGGTAGTGCATATAGTGCAAGCGTATATTGGCAACTAAACAACACAGAATATAATACAGATGGAACGTGGCCAAAGAAAGACCAAAATGGACATTTGTACGCACCAGGTACAACAGAAGTTAATAACTGGTATAACATACAATCTGCTATTGCACGACGATACGATGACAACAATGTAAATTTATTATCTAACGCAATTCCACAATATTTACAAGACGATATAAATTCAAAAGATTTTATAAAATTTACAAATCTTGTTGGTCATTTCTTCGATACAATTAAAATATACATCGACCAACTACCGTACATATATGATAGACGAGTAAATGCTACAGAAGGATTGTCACAAGATTTGATATGGAATGTTGCAAAATCATTTGGTTTGTCACTTACAAACCCAGAATCGGCAGTATCATTATATAACTTTACAACGGACGGTAACACTGCAAAGAAACGTGAGCAAGTTACAGAACTTTACAAGAGATTTTTACATAACGCACCATATCTTAACAGAACTCGTGGAACTGCAAATTCACTAAAAGCATTACTTGGTATATTTGGATTAAATGAGCAAGTTATCGGTATTAGAGAAACAAATACAACAACGACCGGAAGTTTCGAACTATTTGATGAAGTAACAAATGCATTGAATTTTAATACAGGTTCATATCTAGTATTACCAATGAGTGGTGCTGCACAACGTGAAACCTATACATTACAATTTAGATTTAATAATCCTACACAAACAAACACTACCCTAGGTGTGGGAGACACAGGAGCATCATCTGGGTCTTGGACAGTTGAATTACAAACATATCCGTCGGCATCATCACCATATGGTCGTGTAGTTGTTAAAGATACAATTGGTGAAATATTACTTAGTAGTAGCTACGCAGATATATTTGATAGTGAAGATTACTACGATGTAATGCTTCGTTATACACCAAATACGGTAGATTTATTAGTAGCACAATCCGATGGAGAAGAAATATTGTATTCATCAAGTATGAGTACAACTGGTTCATACCTACGTGATGCTTGGAAGGCTACACAAAACTTCTATCTTGGTGGTTCGGGTTCATTAAGCTTAAATAACTTTAATGGATATGTCGATGAAGTACGTGTTTGGGGCGAACAAATCACAGATGAACGATTCTACGAGCAGGTATTAGACCCTGGTAGTTTTGTTGGCAATGACTATCAATCACCTGTAGAAAATCTAACAGTACGGTTGTCATTCCACTCACCAAGAAATCTTGGAGCAACGGGAAGTCTTGTAAACGAATCACCATACAGAAATAAAGATGGAGATCCTAGAAAGCCACCAACACGTATTGAACCAAATTTTGGAGGAAATGCTCCTGGACCACTACCAAACATTACAAATATTTTAGTGGTTGGGTTTGAAAGTAAGACGGCATACCCATATAGTATGACCCGTGTAAGTAGAAAAATACGACAATACACTACAAATGCAAGTGCATATTCGTATGGTAGTAATAATATTATCATTACACCACCACCAGTATTTAATGAAGTAGGACAAGGTGGAGAATTAACACTACACAGAACTAAGAGTATAGTTGATAACGAAACTCGCAGACAACAACAGCAAACAAAGAAGTATCTTGGGTTCTTCGTATCACCAACAGATGCAGTTAATAATTTACTTATTCGTTCATTAGGTAATGTTGACGTTAAAGGATTGGTTGGTATTAATCCACGTTATTCGTCGAGATACTCTGGTATTGAATCGTTGCAAAACTATTATAAGCAATACTATAATGCAACTGTAAATATTCCACAATTTGTTCGTTTCTTCGACCAACTTGCACCAACCTTGTTTGAACAGGCAAGACAAATAGTACCAGCAAAAACAGTTTTGGCATCGGGTATAGTTATTGAACCAAACATACTTGAACACAAAAAATTAACTATTGAAAAACCAGTAAAATTAAGTGGTGAAAATACAAGAAAAAATAGAACATTCACCAACTCGGAAAAAACATATAATCGTGATTTTGATATAACATTATCAACTGGAACCACGATTAATATACAAGCACGCGAAAGCCAAAGTGCATTCTATACCGATTATAATACCACACTTGATATAAATGAAAATATAGTGTTACGTAGTGATTCTAACAACACATTTACCACAGACTTAACAAGTTCATTGGTAGTACCATCAGGCGATTATCACAACACGTATAATGCACAAACACTATATATAACTTCATCAATGCCAGAGGGTGAAATACTCGCTGGCTTGTTGGAGGGAGCAACAATAGAAAGTATGGGTGATATTCCATCGGGTGAATACAACTATTATGAAGGGCCAGCATTCCACCCATATACTTCACGTTCTATTGAATCACAATATGATGTATTTGATTCGGACATTGATAAGTTAAGTTATATCAATTATCTACAAACATACGCAGGTATGACCCCAGCAGAAGCAAGACAAGCTGCGGTTGGATATAAACCAGGCAATATTATTGATATCAATGATTTGATTGGATTGAATGATAACTTAACTTATGCAAGTATTATCAACGTCATACCACCAACAGCAGACTTTGATGATTATGGTGTTATAAATTATTTTATTAGAGATAGTGGTATTTACAATTTTGAAACTGTGTATAAAGAAGTTATCGGTGAAAACCAACTAAATTTCCTAACAGGAGTATCAGCAACCTGGTCGTTTGGAACACAGTACAATAGAAATGATGTCGTAGTGCAGTATGGAGCTACAGGATCGGCTAAAACGTCAAACGGCAAACTATTTAGATATATTGCCCCCGATTCACCATCGGTATCATATAATTTCCCATCACAAGATAAAAATAGATGGGCGCCTGTATTTTATCGTGGAAAGGCAGTCAATACACCATATCGTATTATATTCGATATTAATAAGGCGCAAGGTGACGAAGCAGTATTCACACTACCAGTAACACGAGTTCTCGTCAGTAGACCAATTGTTACCCCTGGTCGATATTCGAAAAAATTGAGTTTTGGCTCATTCTCGGCAAATACACAAGAAACTGGACTAGTTCGTTTACAAGCTATTGCATCGCTATTTTCTGTTAATGTGGGTGTAGGAGACACACCAGCACCAAACATTCGTGTAAGATTATACGATAGATCAGATAAAAGAGATGCAGACAAAACTAGAGCATTTGGAATAGAACCATCTGGTGACCATGGTGTTCTATTTGATATGAAGTTTGAATCAGGATCAGTCAGTAAAAACATTGGATTGTATCCACCAGCAACGTTGGCTAATAATGATATTGGGTTGGCATCAAGCCCCATTATTTATTATACAGTTGATGAATTGGGTGGTAACAGTTACGGAAACGGATTCATTGTGACGTTTAACTATTTCGCTATCGAAGCACCTATCGAACTACCAATTGGATACTTACCAAGACATTACAAGTTCTATAGAGACACCCTTTTGGCTACAAAACGTAGAAATTACGTGGGATGTCTCCAAACACAAGATACAACAACAGATGGACGTTCACCAGTTGAGGTCACATTCACCGCAGGTACCACGATTACGGTATCTCCAAACATCCTTCAAGAAGAAGATAATTTGGGTGGAATCAACCTAAATGTGAACTAAAACCAAACTATAACATATTTATATTAGACAATTTACGTCAGGAGAGGTACAATTATGGGATATCTAAACAAGTCAACAATCACAGTTGATGCGGTGTTAACGAAAAAGGGTAGAGAACTTCTATCCAAGGGAAGAAGTGAATTCGAAATCACTCAATTTGCAGTGGCTGATGACGAAGTAGATTATACTTTGTATACTACTGCTCATCCACTAGGTTCAGCATACTATGGTTCAATTATCGAAAGTATGCCAGTTCTAGAAGCTTCTCCTGATGAAACACAAGCAATGCGTTACAAGCTTGTTTCATTAGACAGAGGTACCAAGGAAATTCCAGTTATTTCTTTGGGTGTTTCTGCATACTCACTTAACTACAACGATTCGGTTGTTGTAAGTCCAACCACCACCGCAGAATTGGCAACCGCTGGATACACAGCAATTCTTTTTGATGGTAACGTAGCAACATTAACCACCAACCAACCGTTGGCAGCAGGAACCACAGTACCGTTCTTTAACGTCAACCAAGCAACTTCTGCAAACGCAGTGGTCGTTCAAGGATTTAGCTTCAATTTAACTGCTAAGGAATTGACTGTTGATCGTACAACACAATTAACAATTGTAAACAATCTTACTGGCGCAACCAAGACAGTCACCGTTTCTGTGGCTGCTAAGCCAACAGTATAATAGGGGTTTAACATATGGCAATTAGAACTTTCGTCCCATTTAACATTGATGAAGATGTGGTACCAGCGAACCAAACCACAGTTACAACTGGTTTGTGGTCTGGAGACACAGGTAGTTTAACTACACTCTTCACATCAACCACGCAGATTTCTGCTAGTGGTGAATATTATTTTGATGCATATGACAAGAACCCAGCATCCGACACCACAGCAGAAGTTCAGTTTGCTGTAGCATACGGTCATATTTCTGGTGGTGGTTCTCCAACATTAGCACAAGATGACTTGGCTGTATTGGCAACCAAGGCAACATATCTACAATATAAGAACATTTTGTTAGACCCATCTGATGATTTATTCACATTTGGTAATACTAATGCTGACCACGTTTATATTATCAATATTCAACGTGCACGTTTGAAGGAACAACTCGACCCAGGTAACTGGCTCTTGACACTTTCTGGTTCACAAGGTAAGTTTACATTTATTGATGATAGTGGTCAAACACTAAGTGCAAAGTCAAAAACCAGTAAGTCTGGTCGTGTGTTCAACGTAGCATCTGGTTCATTAACAGGTGCAAGTGGAAGTACCGTACTAACCAGTCAATCTGCAGCAGGTAAGGGATTTGGTTTGTGTTTCCCAGACCTAGGTATTATCGTATTAAATCCAGATGCAATCATCCCAACAGTTGGGTTTGAATCTGCATCCTCCGCTACAGCAGGTAATGGTAATGCAGGAGCACAAGACTTTACATACGATACTATAAACACAATAATACCATTTGCACCATTTACTGGTTCATTAACATCAAATGGTAGTGCTGGTCGTGAACAACGTGCACATGATGGATTACTTCGCTCAATTAAGTTGGGTGCAGATTTCCAAGCACGTTCAGCAGAAACTATTTCTTCAACACATTACTTCGTTCGTTTAAGAAATAAGGACTTCAACTATACAAACAATCCAACATTCTACAATAACACCAATGGTCAAATCTTGAACGATGACTTCGTACAAGACCCATATGTTTACGCAACAAGTATTGGATTATATAATAGTAAGAATGAATTATTAGCAATTGCAAAAACGAGTCGTCCATTAGAAAAGTCGTTCGACAAGGAAGCATTAATCCGCGTTCGTCTTGACTTCTAATGAACAAAGGGAGGTTCTATGAGAGCAGTAAAACCTCTCGATACGGATGGATACACTAAAAATGATTATGTAGCGTATGTGTCCCAGAGTTATACAATTACCTCTGGGTCACTTACGAATACTGAATATGTAACAATTGATTTTGCTGACCAACCTTCTGACGATTGGAAATATCAACAAACCAGTGATTTTGATTTAGGTTATTTAAATTCGTCAAGTGGCATCTATTCATATCCATTATATAGTTTATTAAATCGTGCATTTTATTCTTCGCAATCGATTGTGGAATATGGCACATCTTCCATATCGGTAAATAAGTTCACACCAAGTCAATCGCTATATGTTTTTAATATAGCAAATCAAGCGGTTGGAGAAGGAGTACAACCTGGTAGTTTTAGTATTAGAGTGTCAGGATCGTCTCCAGTTCTTGATGATGGGTACGGTAGATTGTATGTAAATAATACAGGAAGTGTTGTTGGTAATATTTTTTACAAACATGGTATCGCATTAGTAAAAAATAATTTATCTGCACCATCTCAATCTGTATCTGTAAATGGATTAAAATTGTCTCCGTTCTTACAAGTTGATGTAGCGTTCAGTTCATCATTCAGTATCACAGAACACACAATAGTGTGTAAGTTAAAACCAACCGAATTTAATGCATCGTTGTTTAATCACACAATTGGTTATTACAAAGCGGTAACTGGGTCATACGTATCTGGATCAGAAACAGTAACATATACAAATTATGTACCCAATATTTCTTCATCGGCTATCGTACAACACTTTATTGATGTAGAAGGGCCAGCAAGTGCAAGCATGGGAGCAGGTATTAATCCTGGCCCAAGATTATCCGATGTATTTAATTTAGACAACGATATTGTAACTGGTAGTCTCACACCATACATAACAACAATAGGTTTATATAATAAAAATTACGAATTACTTGCAATTGTAAAACTGGCAAACCCAGTCCCAAGAGCAAAAAATGTAGACCAAACTTTCATTGTAAAGTTTGACACCTAATGTG